CTATGAGAATAGCAAGCTCATTGACGTTGCTGTTGGTGGTCTCGGAAAAGTACCAAGACCACGCCGTACTATCATGAGTACTGACGGCTTCGTCCGTGAAGGGCCTCTCGACAAAGAGAAAGCCAAGGGAATAAGAATTCTTAACGGCGAGATTGAAGACAATGGTATGCTGCCGTTTATTGCACGTGTAGATAGCCCTGATGAGGTTGAAATGCCTGAAATGTGGTATAAAGCTAACCCATCGTTGCAATACCTGCCCGATCTTCTTCAGGAAATGAAGACTGAATTTCAAAACTATCTGGACGATAAGATAAGCAACATCAGCTTTGCAGTTAAACGCATGAACTGCCTGCCACAGCAGACAGAGGGCGGTATAACCGCATTTGATAATATCCTGGCAACTAATCAGGATATCACGCCATATTTGTCAAAGCTTCAAGGCAGACAATGCACAGCAGGCTTTGACTATATGAAAACCGATGACTTCCTTTCAGCTGGTTTGCTCTTTGACGTAGACGGAACTGACGTATGGATAACGCACACCTGGGTGTGCAAGGCTTCTGCAGATTTATCAAGAATCAAGGCGCCCCTGCAAGAATGGGAAGCGGCGGGGCTACTGTCATTCGTTGACGGTCCAGAGATACCGCCTGAGATACCCGTTATATGGGTGGCGCAGAAAGCGGCGGAATTGAATGCAAAAGTCGCAATGACCGGCATAGATAACTACCGCTATACACTGCTTAGGAGGGCGCTTAAAGAGAATCTCTACGCTTCTGACGAAAAAGGCTACGGAAATATCATGCTTGTCCGTCCGTCAAATGAAATGATGATAATGCCTGTAATCACAAGTCAGCTGGTGAATCATAAGCTTGCAGTCGGAGACAATCCCCTTTTCCGCTGGGCTATGAACAATACCAAGGTATGCACTTCGTCCGCAGGCAATATGACATATGGTAAAATAGAGCCGAAGTCCAGAAAGACAGACCCTTTCAAGGCATATGTCGCCGCCAAAGCGGCACAGAATAAAATTGCTGAGCAAATATCAAGTATGCCTATGGGCAAGAGCGTTATGAATGTATTCACATATTAGCAGAGAGGAGGTAACGCAATGGGGCTGAGATCACTGCTATCACGCATAATGAATGCCAAAAGTAATGAAGTGATCAGTATTAAAACAGTTGGATATGATGACGAAGCGAGAATAGCCGTGCAGGCATACGCCATTCAGGTCGTTGTTGAAATCCTTGCGGCACTGGTTTCAAAGTGCGAGATAAAAACCTATCGTGACGGCAAGTCATTCCGTGGCGAAGAATGGTATCTTTTCAACGTTAAGCCGAACGTCAATCAAACAGCAGTGCAATTCAAGAACGAGCTAGTCCGCAAGACCCTTGTGCGTGGCGAGAGCCTTGTTGTCAGCGCTGGAAAGCAGATAATCTGCGCCGACTCTTGGAGTACGCAGGAGTATGCGCTATATCCTAACCGCTTCTCTCAGGTAGCACGAGGTTCATTCACGTTTCAGAAAACATTCGATATGGGAGATGTCCTATATCTCACGTACTCCAACGGCGGAGTAAGACAAATACTAACGGAAATGCTAGATGAACATAATCGTTTCTTGGAAACGGCTTCAAGCACCTACGTCAAGAGTGGCGGCCAAAAAGGCATACTCGAGATAACGCCACTGGCGCAAGGTCAACCTGATTTTGAGGAGAAATTCGATGTTCTCATGAATAATTATTTCAAAACATATTTTGACGCCAAGAATGCAGTGCTTCCACTGTGGGGCGGAATGAAATATACCTCTCAAACGGCAGGTGAGACCAAGAGAACAGTGTCAGAAGCAACCGACTACATTTCTATGCTAAATGACGCATTGGAAAAAGCGGCGATTGCTTTCAACATTTCCCCGGCTATCGTAAAGGGAAATGTCGAGAACATCAGTGAAGCGTTATCAATGACATTGACATCTGCCGTTGATCCATTCGCCAAGATGTTATCAGACGAGATAACGGCAAAGCGCTATACAAAAGAGCAAGTCCTGCGTGGGTGCTACGCCAAAGTCTGTACTAATAACCTTAAGCACCTTGACGTGCTTGAAATGGCAAATGCAGTTGACAAGCTTATCGCAAGTGGCTTCTACTCAACGAATGAGTTGAGGGAGAAGACAGGTGAGGAAAGAATTCCAGAAGTCTGGGCCGATAAGCACACAAGAACTAAGAACTACGAGACAATCGAAGGAGGTGGAAACAGCAATGAATAGCATTTTTAATCATTTTGAATTCAAAATGGAAGCGGATAAGCCCAAAGAGCTTAACCTATATCTATATTCACAAGTCTGTGGAGGGCTTGCCATTGATTGGGAAAAGGGAAAAGTTGAGGAGAGCAAGACAGGTGCTAAGTATTTCGCCGCCAAGCTTGATGAGTACAAAGATTGTGAACATATCAACCTGTACATCAATTCTCTTGGAGGTCAAATCAAAGAGGGCGTTGCTATTGGAAATATCCTTAAGCGCCATAAAGCCAAAGTTACTTGCTATGTAGACGGCTGGGCATGCTCTATCGCAAGCGTTATCGCTATGGCAGCAGACGAGATCATCATGTATAGCAACAGTATGATGATGATACATCAGGCGTCCTGCTACTGTGAGGGCAATGCTGACGATATGAGAACGGCGGCGGCTGAACTTGACAAGATGACCGATACCGCTATCACTACGTATGCAGAGCGTTGCAACGGCAAGTGTAGCCGTGAGGAAATAAGCGAAATGGTAAAGGTGGGTACTTGGCTGACAGCGGCAGAATGTCTTGAGAAAGGCTTCTGCGATAGCATATCAACCGCAGAGCAGCCCGTTGATATGGCTACAATGCTTAGTGATACAAAGCAGTACACTATGTCAAGCGCCCTCGACAGGGAGAATGTGGACAAACTCATTGAGCTTTATAAGGAGTCCACCGCACAGCAGGCTTTGCCAGCAAAAAAGACCGAAGAAGAAAAAACAAATGCCGCTATGTCGGCTTTTGAAAAGTTCATGAAAATGGAGGTAAAAATGAATGATTAATCTTGACGCAATCAAAGAGCAGAAAGCAGATATCCTTGCTTCACTGTCAACCGCTATCAGAGATAGTGATGACAAGGGCATGGAAACCGCCCTTGATAAGTACGGCAATCTGATTTCAGATGTTATCATGGAGCAGGTGGAGAGCACTGCGGAATCTGTCGATAATCAGATACTCAGCACCAGAGGTGTGAGAATGCTGACCAGTGAGGAAAGAGACTACTACAACGCTGTAATTGAGGCGGGCAAGTCCTCTGACCCCAAGATGGCATTGGCAAACGTTGATAAGACAATGCCAATCACTATAATCGAGTCAGTTCTTGGTGAGATCCCACAGCAGCACCCTCTGCTCAACTTCATCAATTTTCAGGATACCACAGGCATTACAAAGATGTTGGTCAATGATCAGGGCGTTCAGACAGCTAAGTGGGGAGATCTTAACACAGCTATCGACAAGGAACTCTCAGGTGCATTCAAGACCTTTGACGTTGCGCTGAAGAAGCTCACAGCATGGATTCCAGTGTCTAACGATATGCTTGACCTTGGTGCCTCATGGCTGGATAGATATGTCCGTGAGATACTGGCAGAAGCCCTTTGGGTCGGCATGGAAACCGGTGTCGTGTCAGGCGACGGTCTTAACTGTCCTATCGGCATGTGCAAGGACGTATCTAGTAGTGCATCAGTAGTCGGTGGCAAGTATCCTGACCAGAAGACAGTTGCACTCAATGAACTCTCCCCTGAAGCTATTGGTGCTATTGCCGCACAGCTTACCAAGACAGAGGCTGGAAACAACAGGCCGCTTGATAACCTCATCTTTGTGGTCAATCCAAAGACATATCTGACAAAGGTAATGCCTGCGACAACAAATTTCGTTCAGGGAAAATGGGTTAACGATGTTATGCCTATTCCATGCACTATTATCCAGTCATGCGCCGTTCCTGATGACAGAGCTATCTTCGGCCTTGGCAAGCGTTACTTCATGGGTCTTGGTATGGCTAAGGGCGGTAAGCTGGAGTTTGATGACTCATTCAAGTTCCTTGATGACGCAAGGACATATAAGATCAAAACATACGGCAACGGCAAGCCACTCGACAGCAATGCTTTCAGGTATCTGGATATCTCAAAGCTTAAGAGATTTATCCCGACAGTATACACTGTCACACCGTCAGAAACATAAGGAGTTGATATAAATGCAGCAGGCATTATTCGAGGAAGTTAAAAATCAGCTGAACATAACTTGGTCAGACGAAGCTACTGACAGAAAGATAAACAGCATTATAGCACGTGCTATAGGAGTACTTAACGGATATGCAGGTCAGGTGCTGGATATCAACGTTGACGAAAATATCAACGGCGACGCCCAGCTTCTGATCGACTGCTGCAGATATATATATAACGATTGCTTCGAGGACTTTGAAAAAAATTATCACTCTCAGCTCTTCGCTCTGAGAGCAAGATGTCAGATTGAGGAGATGTCAGGAGGAAGCGTATGATAAGTAAGCGGCAGACGTTCAATGACGGCATATGCACTATTGCAACTATCATCAATGCCAATAGCTTGAATATCAAGCAAGCAGGCATAAGATATGACAATCGTACCGTCGGCTCAGAGCGTTTCTATAAAGCCGCTGAGTATCAGCACCGCTGTGATAAGGTGATAAGAATACCACTTATCGCCGAGCCGCAGGCGACTGACATTGTGATAATGAACGGCGACCAGTATAACGTCATTCAAGTTCAGATGATAAAGGACGCTAAGCCGCAGGCTTGGCAGTTATCAATAGAAAAGCGGAAAAAGAGGTTAGAAATCCATGTCAATGAGTCCTGATGAGATGGCTGAGGCTTTACAGCACGCATTTCAGCAAGAAAGTCACCGTGTTAATGAAGCCGCCAAAAGAGCCGTTAAGAAGACCGCAAAGGAAACCCGCAAGGTCGTCCAAGAACACTTCACGTTCAATAACCGCTCCGGCAAGTATGCCAAGGCGCTTACAGTTAGCACCGAATACGAGGACTCTTTCGACATTCGGCAGATAGTGAATTTCAAGAAGAATAAGCAGTATCTTCTCACACACCTGCTGGAGTATGGCCATGCTATGAAGCGTGGTGGCAGAACGCTTCCGTTTAATGCGAAAGCTTATCCGCACATGATTTACGGACAAGAGTATGCCGAAGAAAAATTACCGGAAAACATCAGAAAGGAGATTGAGAAGTCGAAATGACATTGACAGAACTTATATCACTTTCGGGCATTCCTGCGGACAGGATTGCTAAGATAGATTTTCCAGTGGAAACGGAATTGCCGTTCGCAACATGGATAAACAAGACACCTCAGACGATATCTGCAGACGGAAGAACTGTCGCAGTTATCCCACGGATTGCAGTTGAAATATACTGCGAGCCGGAAGATGAAGAAACACATATCCTATTTGAGAACGCCCTTATGGATAAGGGCATATGTTTCTCAGTCGCCGCAGGCTATCTGGGGCAGGATCAGCAAATGGATATGTGGGTATACGAATTCGATCGCAAGGAGGAATATTAATGAAAGGAACAGTGAAAGCCGTTGCCCATGCACTGATTACAGAGTCTACAGATGTCAGTGGTGCGACAACTATCACATATGGAGAACTTAAGTATCATAAGACAAAGCTTTCGGGCACCCGTCAGGTAAGCCTTGACCCGAAGTCATCAAGCAAGGAGATATGGGCTGACGGCGTAGTAGCATTCGCAGGTCAGACTAATCAGGGCTACGAGGGAACTATCACTACCCTTGACCTGTGTGATGATCTTGAAAAAGACTGGTATGGCAATGTCATCGAAGAGAAAAACGGCACACTGGTCGAAGTAGCAAGAACAGGAGAAGCGCCAAAGTTCGGCTTGATCGTACAGTATGAGTCAACATCAGAAGCCGAGGGATACACCGAGGTTTTCCCTTACTGCTATACTACAGATCGCACGAAATTCTCAGTTAAGACAGAGGAAGACAGCGGTATGGACTATGAGTATACAGAGCATAAGATTGCCTGCAAGCCGTCACCGGCTGAGGCTACTGTCAACAACAAGAAAGGACACATTGCACGTTTCCGTATAAAGGGTAACACAGTACTCACAAAGTTTCCTGAGTACACCTACACCCCGGGTGAATGACAATGAGCAATACATTAGTCCTGACTATAGACAGCAGGCAGATAGGCTTCAAGGCTACAGCAGGCCTTTTCTATCGATACAAGGAAGCATTCGGCACGGAGTATCTTGAGGACGTTGTCAAGGTTCATCAGTTCGGTAAGGGTGCCTTTGTTCAACAGGTCGAATACCGCACCCTATGGGTGCTTGCCAAGACTTATGATGATAGTATACCGCCTATTCAGACGTGGCTTGACAGCTTCGCCTATGGTGCATTTCCTGTTGATGATATCTATAATCAGGTTATGCCTATACTGCAGGCAAATATGAAAGTTGACAGAAAAAATCCATAAGCGGCAGTAAAAGCGGAGATGATCGGCCTCTCAAATCGGAGGAGGTCATCTCTCTTGTTATAAACAGGGGTCTTACTGTCGCTGATTTAGACCGCATGACGTATGGTATGGTAGTGAACTATGCCTGCGCCTATGACCGACAGCGATTAATCGCCGCCGGCAAAAAGGTCATTGACCCCGAAATAAAATACGAAGAACTGAAAGCAAACCTGCCTGTTGTGGAAGAACGATATAAGCAGGGAAAAATCAGCAAAGAACGATATGAAAAGTATATTGCGAAAATAAAGGCATGGGAGGGTGAGTAATGGCTAAGTCATCATCAGATGAGAAAATCAAAGGTATGTACGTCAAAATCGGCGGCGATACGTCTGAGTATACTGCCGCCATGAAAGGCCTTAATGCTGACATCAACTCGACTACAAGAAATCTGAACAATGTCAACAAGCTCCTAAAGCTTGACCCATCGAATGTTGAATACACCGCACAGAAGCAGAAACTATTAAGCGAGGCCATTGAAGCCACGAAGACAAAGCTTGATGTTCTTATCAGAAACGAGAAAGATATCAACGAGCAATATAAGAAAGGCGAATTGCCCGTTGAATCGTATCTTAAATATCAAGAAGAGCTTGAAAAGACAAGAAAGAAACTGAATACCCTACGAGATCAGACCAAGACTGCAGATGATAGCACGAAGAAAATGGGCAATGAAGCCAAAGAAACTTCTGACAAAGTAAAAGAACTTGGTACCAAGGCTAAGGAGACATCTGATAAAGCGAAAGATCTTGGTGATAAAACTAAGGACTTAGGCGACAAGACCAAGGACTTGGGGGAAAAAGTCGATAAAACAGGCAGTGTCTTCAAGGACGTTTTCTCTGCTAATCTTGCCGTTGAGGGGCTGAAAGCTATAGCTAATGCCGCCAAGGAAGCGGCGGAAAGCTGTGCACAAGTTGGTATAGACTTTTCAAGTTCTATGTCCAATGTGGCGGCGACAATGGGCATGACCGCAGAACAGGTCAGCTCAGGCGCTGAGGACTATCAGAAGCTAGAGAACGCCGCCCGTGAATGTGGCGAAACAACAAAGTATACCGCTTCGGAGTCCGCTGACGCTCTTAATTACTTGGCTCTTGCAGGATATGACGTAAATAAGGCGGTTGAAACACTGCCGAAAGTTCTTAATCTTGCCACTGCCTCAGGCATGGACCTTGCGTCCTGCACTGACATGGTAACGGATACTATGTCAGCACTACAGTTGCAGACGAGTGACCTTGACGGCTATATGGACATGATGGCCAAGACAGCCCAAAAATCTAATACCACAGTTGCTATGCTTGGTGAGGGCATTCTCCAGTGTGCCGGCACGGTCAAATCCACAGGGCAGGACGTTGATACAATGTGCACCTCTCTTGGAATACTGGCGAACAACGGTATCAAGGGTGCAGAGGGCGGCACACATCTCAGAAATATGCTTTTGTCGTTAACATCACCGACAGACGTTGCTTCCGCTAAGTTGAAAGAACTGGGCGTGAGCGTGGCTGACAGTGAGGGAAATATCAGAGATATCAACGATATTTTCGGAGACCTTAACGCCAAGCTTTCCAAGCTCTCAGATGACCAGAAGACCAAGGCGCTTAGCGATATCTTCAATAAGACAGACTTATCGTCCGTTAATGCCATGCTTCAAGGCATGAGCGGGTCTTTCGATGACCTGAAAGCTCAGGTAGATAACGCTGACGGAGCGTGTCAGACAATGGCTGACACCATGAATAACAATCTTAAGGGTAAGCTGGCTATAATGGACTCTTCCCTTGAATCCCTTGGCATAACTATTTTTGATAAGTTCAGTGCCCCACTCGAAGACGCCGCCGAAAAAGGCTCAGAGCTTTTCAGTGAACTTACCAAGGATATCAAAGATGGAGACCTCAGTGACGAATTCGACGATATGGGCAATGCCCTTGGAGATTTAGTCGAAACAGGCGCCAAGTTCGCCAAAGGTTCGTTGCCTATCCTCATTGACGGTGTAAAGTTCTTCTGCGAGCATTCTAACCTTGTTATTGGCGGACTAACGGGCATTGCAACAGCTATGCTGACACAAAAAGCCGTTACAACAGTATCTGCCGCCGTCACAGGTTTCAAAGAATTATCCTCAGCCGTGAAGTCAGCCAAGACCGCAACTGAAATGTTCAATGCAGTCAATGCGGCTACGCCATGGGGTGCAATTGCAACCCTAGCAGGCATTGCAGTTGGTGGTATAGTCGCTTATGCTACGTCAGCAGACGACGCCGCTGACTCAACAAAAGTCCTCAGTGACGAAGAGCAGGCGTTGGTCGACAGCACGAATGAACTGACAGACTCCATGAAGAAAGCCGCAGATCAGAGAGAAGAAGCCAAGACAGATATAGAAGCCGAGTATAGCAGCTATAAAAGTCTTGCAGATAGAATTTTTGAGCTTTCTGACGCCGAGAGCTTATCTAATGACGAGAAGTCAGAAATGAAAACTCTTGTGGACCAGCTGAACAGCGCAATTCCTGACCTTAATCTTCAGATTGACAATCAGACAGGCAAGCTTCTCAACAATAAGGACGCTGTCTATGAGTGCATAGAAGCAAAGAAAGAACAGCTTCTTGTCGAAGCAGCTCAGAAAGATATGGTCGCTATATCAGAAGACCTCTATAAGGCTGAGCAGAAGCGCAATGACATTGAGAAAGCAATCACGGAAAACAAGCAGGCTCAGGCTAAAGTTCAAGAAATACTTGATAAAAGGGAAAACAAGTTTGAAGAATTTGACAGAACGGACAGCACAAAGCAGTGGAAGACCAAGCTTGAAGAGCTGAAGAAAGCTGGAGATGAGCTTCAGAATTCATACTATGATATCAATAGCGAACTGAAACGCTTGGACTCTAACTATGCTGACGCCTCCAAGTACGTTTCTGAGCATTCTTCTGCTCTCGAAGACAATTCAAAGGCCGTAGAGGACAATGCAAAAAAGGTCGATACGATCTATAACCGCACTGTCATGTATAAAGACGGCTTACACAAGGTATCACAAGAAACTGTTGACGCAATAGTTGAGATGAATAAGAGCTATGACGAAGCCGTCCAGAAACGAACGGAAGAATTGCAGAACAATCTTAACCTCTTCGACGAATTCAACGGCGGTGCTGAGATATCCGCAGAACAGCTTATGCAGAACTTGGAATCTAATCTTGACGGCATGGCAAGCTGGTCTGATGATATCAAGACGCTTGCAGACAGAGGCGTGAATAAAGGTCTTATTAAGACCTTGCGGGAAGCAGGTCCGCAATCTGCAAGCAAGATAAAGGCGCTACTGTCTATGTCGCAGCCTGAGTTGAAAAAGTACAGTGATATGTGGGAAGGGTGCATGAGCGACTGCAAGAAGATAGCAACATCAGAGTTCGACGAGCTCAGGCAGCAGCATGATAAAACCATAAAGACGCTTTTAAAGCGTGACCAAATAAGCCAGATATCAGACGTATGGAAACAAACAGGTGCGGCAATGATGGTAGGTATGCAGCAAGGCATACTGTCTGCACAGCAGTCTGTCATTGATACCGCAACAAGTGGAGCGAACGCAGTGCTTGCGGCGGTCAAGGGGGGATATGATATACACTCCCCTTCAAAGGCATTTGAAAATATATCGAAAATGAATGCGCAGGGTGAGATCCAAGGCTGGAAGTCATCAGAGGACGATATCATCAAAGCCTATACCAATACTGGTGACAAGATACTGTCAGAGAATATGCGAAATACATACAGCGATACGAATAGGGTCGCAAGGTCGGTATATAATGGATCATATGCCCACAGTATCACGCAGAAAGCATCAACAAGCGCCACAGAAAACACGCAGGTCGTCCCAACAGTCAGACAAATGCCTGAGACTATTCATAACGTGATAGTATTCCCGAATGGGAAAGTGATTGCAGAGGAAACAGTTCCATTTATAGATGTAATGCTTGGCGAAAGAGCTGCGAGAAAGAAAAGAGGTAGTGCAGTATGACACGACAAATCAGATTTAATGGCAAAAAGTCGTATGAGGATTTTAAAATCAGAATAATCAGTGCAACAGTTGCAGAGCCGAAGAAGCGTGAGATCAAAGTGACTGTACCTTATCGCAACGGCAGTATTGACCTGTCTGACTATGACGGCAATTTTTATTTTGACGACACCGAAGTATCATACAAGATGTTCGTATCTGATACAGAACCTGTCACACTGCTCCGCAGGATTGAGAAGATCAAGAGCTGGTTATGTGAAGCTCCACAGCAGAATATTTATGACAACTATTCCGAGAACTATCATTTTGTCGGCAAGTGTAGAACTGTTGAGACCAGCCTTGGTGAAGATGACATAACAGCTACTCTCGAGGTCACTTTCGATGTAGCACCATATAAGGTCTCTGACGACTTTGCAGACACAGCGTGGGACACTTTTTCATTCGAGGATGATTGCCTCAATCAGATGCCTCTCTCCTGCATAGCACACAAAGACGGCTATCATTCCCAACCGGGGGTACTATACTTCTATTCTTATGCCAAAGATGACATAGTTCCGAGCTTAAGGTATCACAAAAATGCTAACGATAAGGACAAACGAGGATTGACAATGCTTGATCTCAACGGTCATACCCTCACAGAAAACCTATACAAAGAAACTGAATCAACGTTTAGAATGCAAAATTTCGTCGTCAAACCCGGCACAAATGTCTTAGCTCTATACGGATCTGGTTCACTTGAAATCGAACTAACGGAGGAAATACTATGTTAGTTACACTCGATGATGCAAAGACGATTCACGATACTGGTTCTGTCAGAACCAACAAGCTGACAGGAACCATCGTCAAAGAAATAAACGCTATTGACATTTTTACGTTCAACATATATCCCGACAACAGCTACTACTCCGATTTAAAGGAACTGACATCGTTGATAAAGGTTTACGATAAGGAAAGCCTTATATTCGATGGCAGAGTACTGACGATATCACCATACATGACTGATAGTGGCGAGATTGGCAAACAAGTTGTCTGCGAGGGCGGTTTGTGTTTTCTGAAAGATAGTGTACCAATTATCAAACAGCTAAAGTGCACAATAAGAACGTATATAGCCACACTACTTTCAGCACACAATAATTCTGTTGAAAGCTACAAGCAGATACATATTGGCAATATTAACTGTTCGCAAGCACAGCACATCTTTAATCCAGGATATGAAGACACGTTCTCAGAACTGACGAAAAACCTGATTTCCGGCGAAGATATCAGAGGTGAAATGAGGGTGCGCATCGATAAAGGCATTAGATTTTTCGATTTCACAGCAAACGAATTTTCAGAAGTCAGCAATAAAACAATACAACTAGGAAGGAATATGCGATCTATCACGCAGGCGATTGACCCAAGTGAGATCATCACAAGGCTGTATCCGCTAGGTGCTGTCATCAACGATGATACGGGCGAACGTGTGACGCTTTCGGGAGTAACGAAGTATATCGACAACGACCAGCTGATAGAGCGGTACGGAGTACACGCTGGAACTATGATATTCGACAATATCACCACTCCAGGCGTATTGTCTCAAGCAGGCAGAGTATGTGCCGGAGCACTAAAAGCAGCAAAAGTTCAGTATGAGGTATCGGCTATTGACATTGATGAGAAGCTGGACGGATTTGCAGTTGGCTGCAAGTATCGCATAGTCAATAGCTACCTTGGCATCGACGAGGTATTGAGGTGCATCGGCACCAGTATCGACATCAATGACAGATCGCAGAATGTGCTGACATTTGGCGACAAGATCGACACAATTAGTGGAATGTCAGCAAGAAAATAGGAGAAATGATTATGGCAAAAGCAATTGATATAAGTTTAGAGGTCACACAGGTGGCAACAGCATATACAGGTCGAGACGTCCGACAGGCTATTGTCGACGCATTGAACGCCGCACAGAACGCAATCAATGAAATGAATATGCCAGCAGGATCTCAGACCCTTATCGTACCGTCAGAGACGGCACTGGCCACAACGACTTTGAACCTGCCGTTCACACCGACTCAGAACACGCAGGTCATCTGTAGTCTGCGGGAGGTGTCGGCACCAAAAGCGAGAAGGCTGTGTGTAGAAACATTTTTCACAAGCAACAATTTGATAGTAGCGCTGACGAACGCAGAAAGTGCAAGTGCTACCGTTCCACAGGGTGAATACATTATTGACTGGATCGTAACAAAGCCATAGAAAGGAGGAATATCAATGCACATAAAAATCAACGAAGACTACAATGTAGTCGTGAACACAGCCCTGCTGGGCTACGTCGGCGAAACAAATGCTAGACCCGTGTCTGTCGAGGGCATGGAGATAGACGGTGCAGACCGCTATGTACTGACTATCGACTACGGCAACGGCACTGTCTACGAGGTCGATATCACAGACGGCACATGGACGCCTACTGCTGATATCTTGCAGTCAGCGCAGACAGTCAGCTGTCAGATATGTGCTAAAAAACTGTCAGGGCAGGAATATATCCTGGTTAAAAAATCACGCATTTTCCGTCTGAGAATAGGTGCGGCAATCGGTGATACAGCTATCCCGTCACCTGATGTGGCTATGGACGCACTGGACCGCATAGATGCCATAGGCAGACAGGCGCACGCAGATATGCAGACAGCCGTCACCGCCGCAGAAACAGCGACAACAATGGCAAATAACGCCGCTAAATCTGCCACCGCCACAGAGAAATCAGCCGACACGGCAACGCAGGCGGCGAAACGTGCTGAAACCGCACAGGCATCTGCTGAAACGTCCGCTACACAGGCAGAAACTGCAAGGCAGGGTGCAGAAACCGCACGTCAGCAGGCGGTCACAGCGCAGAACGCCGCCAAGATATCCGCAGCGCAGGCATCAACGGCAGCACAGCAAACCGAAGCCGACAAGACCATAACATCAGGCTATGCAAAGACCGCAAAGACCTGCGCTGACAACACTGCGGCAGACAGACAGGCGGTGCAGGATATGGCAACACAGGTGACGGCGGACAAGACCACAGTGGCAGACCATGCCGCTAAGGTCGCAGAGGACAGAACAGCCGCTGAAACTGCTGCACAGACGGCGCAGGCGGTGGCTGACAGTCTGCCTGATGATTATGTAACGGCTGTCGGAAAAATCGCTGAAAATACGGCTGAAATAGCTAACGTGAAGCTAACCGACAAGGAACTGCAAAGGCGTGTGGACGCACTGTATTCCATAGGTCAGGGTATCACGCATAGGTTTGAAACCGACAGCGAAACGGCATATCAGAAGGTTGTGCCGACAGGGGCAAAACTGATGAGCGTGAAGTCAATAGGCGGTCATTCTGAGGTCATTGACGGGGAAATTGTTAGTGCTGGGGTGACAGAGGTTGTTGAGCAGGGACGAAATTTGTTTGATGTTGAAAAATGTGCAGCATTAGGTCTGTATTACGGTTTTGAAATTGACACAAATAAAACACTACAAATAGCCCTGAAAGACGGAAAAACGTGTCCGACAAATGTGTCGTTTGGAATTGCGTATATTCGTGGCAACACGATGGCAAACTGGCTGATAACATCGCAGGGTTTAGTAGAGACTAAAACAGATTCTAGTAAAATGACCGATTCAACACAAATTATGGTGGTTTGTTATCCAGGCAACAAAGAAACCATGCAATCAATAGCTGACGCATTTGATATAATGCTTGTGGACGGTATATACAAACCAGATACCATGCCAGCCTATGCCCCCTTCCACCGCAACGAGTACCCAATCCCCGACGCTATCAAGGCACTGCCTGGCTACGGCTGGGCGGCAGGAACGGCGCGAAACTATATTGATTATGAGAATAAACGATATGTTCAGTGCGTTGGTAAATACACGTTTACAGGCAATGAGGATTGGGTTGCAAGCGGAGATAATCAGTATTATGCAGTGCTGAAAACGCCAGCCACTAAGGTTTTCGACATGAACACTAAATCGAATTGTCTAATGGCTACTATACCGACAGAAACTGTAAATAGTGTATATGGCGGTACAAAAACAGGTTTAGGCATTAATTTTCTGAACAACGTTTCCTACGCATATATCAGTGCAGATGATTATAACAATCGTGTCAGCAAGATAAATGGACAAGATATGTATTACGAACTAGCGAACCCTATCGTAACCGATATTTCAAACCTGACTGATGATGAGTTTCTGCGAAATATCGAGGTTGAAGCAGGCGGTTCAATCACGTTCAAAAACAGCAATGGCGACAGTTATCGCATACCTGTGCCAAGCGAAGAAGAATACATCGTGAAACTATCAGAAGTAGGAGGTAGCGTATGACGGATTTACAGAGAAAAATGGCTGACAAGCTTGGTCTATCCACAGAAGACTTTCAGCCGAAGAAAGCCACAAAGGTGGACGAGCTAGAAGCACAGGTGCTATATACCGCGCTAATGACCGACACTTTGATTGAGGAGGGTGACGACAATGTATAGGAAAGTCAAACGTTTGTACGATTTAGGGTTGTACACAGCCGAGCAGGTCAAGGATTTTGCCGACAGGGGGAAAATCACAGCTGAGGAATATACAACAATCACAGGACAAACATATGAAAAGGAGAAGCAGTAATGAAAGAAAACACAGCAAAAATCATCATATCAGCGATAGCCGCAGGGCTGTCAGCGTATTTCCGTGTTATGGCGATACCTATAGTCATTCTGGTACTTGTGATGATCATTGACTACATTACAGGAATGTGGAAAGCATGGAATAGGGGCGAACTTTCAAGCCGTGTCGGTCTTAAAGGGCTTTTCAAAAAGGTCGGCTACATATTTGTGGTGGCGGTGTCAGGCGTGCTTGATTGGCTCTTTATCTCAGGACTTTCACAGATAGGCATTGAGGTAAACGTCAGCTTTTACTTCGGTCTTATCGTAACGATATGGTTTATCATCAATGAATGTATTTCTATTTTGGAAAATCTTGCGGTGATAGGTATACCACTGCCGTCATTCTTGGTGAAGATAGTACACAAGCTTAAAATCACAGTTGAAAACAAAACAAACGAAAGCGAGGAATAGAAAATGACATATGATGAATTTATCAAGAAGCACAATGGTGTAGCGATTAACTATGACGGCGCAGCAGGCAAACAGTGTGTAGACCTTGCAACGGCATATTTCAACGAGGTCTTCGGATCAGGTATCAAGAATTTCTGGTATGACGCACACCATTTTTGGGATTTATTCGATAAGAACACTTGGCTGAAAGCAAATTTCACAAAGGTAAAGAACACGCCAAGTTTCGTGCCGAAAAAGGGTGATGTAGCGATATGGTCAGGCACGTTGAATGGCGGCTGGGGTCACATAGCAATCTGCACGGGTGAGGGCAACACGAGTTATTTTTATTCGTATGACCAGAACTGGAGCGGAAAAGCCTGCACTAAGGTCAAGCATACTTATGACCACATTGCAGGCTTCCTGAGACCAAAGAAACAGAGCAAGATAAGTGCGAAAGTGCTTGACAAGACAGGCTACAAGCAGGGCAACAAAACAAGCGGTGTGCTTGCCCTCAAGGAGCTGTTGCTTCTTGCAAAGGCGGTCAAGCTTCACAGCGTAGGTATGGATAAGAACGGTACATACGGAAAAGGTACTGCAAAGGCAGTTAATACTCTGCTGAAAAAGTGGGGATATTACGAAAACGGCATTGCAGGCGTGAACTTCATCAAACGGCTTGGCGATGAGATTACAAAGAAGATAAAGTAGACAGTAAGACAGCCGACAGGGATTATTCCTTGTCGGCTGTTTTACTTTATTATTCGATTTTTTTATCTTTTGCCATATCATTCTCAACGAGTTCTACAATCAAACCGGTTAAACTTTTCCCTTTGCTCTCAGCGTAAGCCTTATATCGCTCTTTGTCGCCAAGCGGCAAGTTAAGCGTAAGTTTATCACGTTTTTCTTTCATATAGCGCATTGTGCGTTCTTTTGATTTTTCATTATACACAAATGTCACCCCCTCATTGTCATTATAGCACATATTCAATTACACGGCTATATGCAAAATGAACAAATACACGGCTATATATTTGTTGATATTTTAATATAAAAGTCATTGACATATACACGGCTATATGCTATAATAATATCAGAAAAGAACGAAAGGGGGCGGTTAAATTGGACAAGAAAATAAAAAAGCTTGTTAAGCTGGTCCAACAACTTAACAAGCTAATGATCGAGATAATCGGCTTGATTGGCTACATCTTGATCATAAAAGATTTACTTAAATAAGTAAATTCGGCAGAAAGGAGAGTTGACCGCTCTCCTAACTGCTTGAATTATACCACAAAAACGAAAGGGTGTCAATATGAAAAATGATATTTTCAAACTTTGTAAAGAGCTGCTCAAGCTTGGCGGATTGATACTTGCAGTAGCGTACCTGGTGTTAAGATAATTCAAGGAGGTAAATAACATGATAGTTACAGTTGAAAACGAGAAAATCAAGGTCAACAGTCCGTACAACAAGAGCTTTGTCGCAGGGGCAAAGCAGATACAGGGTAAGTGGAACGCCCCTTGCTGGGTCTTCCCAGAGGAGAACAAGGAAGCCGTCAAGGCGTTGCTTATTGAATGCTACGGAGAGTGTGGAGAGCTTGGTGCGGTCAGCACTGTCACAGTAGATCTTGACCTCGACACTTATACAGAGGGTTACGAGGACGGAGAAATCAGAGTTGGCTCAATCGTTGTTTTGAAAAGACTCTATCGTGATAGAGAGGTTATTTTCTCCGACAATGCAATGCTTATAAGCGGTGGCTTTGCCACTTCGGGCGGCTCTGCCAAAAATCCCAGAATATCAGCTGACGAGGGTACAATCGTTCGTGTTAAGGGTGTGCCTGAAACAATTTACAGCAAGATAAAGGACCATAAGGGCGTTAAGCTTGTATCTGATATAGACGTGGAAAGCTTAAAAACAGAGCGTGAAAAGCTTCTCAAAAGAATTGCCGAAATAGACGGCTTGCTTGCGCTATGAAAGCGGCGGTCTATATAAGGGTGTCAACGCTGGACCAAGCACGAGAGGGGTACTCCCTCTCTGCCCAGCGAAAGACACTAACAGAATGGTGCGCCACAAGAGGTTATGAGGTATACAATGTATATGCCGACGAGGGTATAAGTGCAAAAGATATTACACACCGCCCAGCGTGTCAAGCCATGCTTGAAGCGGCGTATAACAGTGAATTTGATATCATACTGATATGGGCGTTAAGCCGTTTCACAAGGTCCGTTGCAGATCTTTACGATACATGGGATAAACTACAAAAACATAACGTCGGCGTTGTAAGTTGCACAGAGGGTTTCGACACATCTACACCGACAGGGCGTGCTATGATGGGCGTACTTGGTGTTTTCGCCCAAATGGAGAGAGAATTGACGGCTGAAAGAGTTTCGTTTGCTTTAGCTGAAAGAGCTTCACAGGGGAAGCGGACTTGCTCTGACGTTTTAGGCTATAACCTAGACGGAAAGGATAGTCTTACTATCAATGAAACAGAGGCAGAAGTTGTTCGGTTAATTTTCAAAAAATTCATTGAGTATCAGTCCTATCTACCTGTAGCTGAGATAGTCAACGCAATGGGGCATCATGGGCGACGAGGAAGTTCATTTAACGCTGAGTCGATAAAGAAAATAGTAACACGCCCTGTTTACATCGGCTATTATAGCTTTAAGGGGCATTTATATCAGGGCGACTATGAGCCGTTGATATCGGAAAAAGATTGGAGACACGCACAACGTATCGTACAGAAGATACGTTGCGGTCGGAGAAAGTATATCAGATAGTATTTCAGACGTCTCGGAGTGATCTGAGACGTCTGATTTTTTTTCTATCGTTGAAAAAAGTATAAAAATTTGAAAAGTATCGTGGGAAAAATATGTTGCGGTCTCCCGCAACCATATTGGTGATACCAAATGGATATTCACCTGAAAAAGCCCGTATTTACGGGCTTTTTTGATGTTTAGAAAACGAAAAATTTTAGTGTAAAACCGTGGATGCTTTTCACCGGTTTTCACGAAAAAAAGGGAGTCGAACCCTACACAACAAAAAATATCGAACATAACGGCAGACTTTGAGTATATTTTGCTCTAAGCCTGCCGATTTTTTATGAAAAAACATTCACAAAGTTTAGAAGGCTGTTTTGTCAAATATCACGAAATGTGATAAACGACAAAGCGGTCTTTTTTTATTTCAAAGGAGGCTTGATAACAAATATACTATAAAAAGGGAATCTAAAACGACTGGAGGTGATCAAGTAAAAAATAAACAGCAGTCAGACCGATGATATGACCAAAGACCCGATATGGGAATGACGATGTGAGGCAGAATATGATTTACAACGAAAAGAAGGTAGAAATGCTCAGGCAGAGATATCCCGAAGGAACTCGGATATGCCTTGACAGTATGGATAACGATCCCCGTCCGATTCCACCAGGTACTAAAGGCATAGTTCAATTTGTGGACGATGCAGTAACTCTGCATTGTAAATTTGACAACGGAAGAACGCTTGGGGTTATCCCCGATGTGGATAAGTTCCATAAAATCGCTCAGGAACAGGCTCTGAATGATACGCAAAGGCAGAATCCGCCGTCTGATGCCTGTTGAGTGCTGGCGGCTTCAAGGTTTTACAACCGAACAGTTTGAAAAAGTCGCAACTGCAGGAATGTCCGACGCACAGATCTACAAGCAGGCAGGAAATTCAATTACGGTAAATGTGGTTGAAGCTATTGCAAGAAATTTACTGAAATTTGACGAGGAGGAAAACGCAAATGGAACAGGTAATTAAAATCTTTGAAAACGAGGAATTCGGCAAAGTGAGAACGGTCGTAAAAGACGGTGAACCGTGGTTTGTAGGCAAAGATGTTGCGGAATGCCTTGGATATTCTAAGCCAAGAAATGCGATTAACGCTCATGTTGACAACGAAGATAAGGCACTCGCCCCGATTCAGGGCGGGTGTTCTACGGGTACTCAGAATACGATGATAATTAACGAAAGCGGACTTTACAGTCTGGTACTTTCAAGCAAGCTTCCGAGAGCCAAAGAATTCAGGCGTTGGGTCACAGCCACGATTTTACCAACTTTGAGGAGAACAGGCGGCTACGTCAGCAACGAAGAAATGTTTATAGAAAACTACCTCCCGTTTCTCGACGAGCCGTACCGTGACCTGTTCCGAATTCAAATGACGATCATAGGAAAGCTGAACGAGCGTATCCGTCACGATCAGCCACTGGTGGAGTTTGCAAATCAGGTGTCAAATACCGATAATCTTATCGACATGAACGCAATGGCAAAGCTTGCGAGAGCAGAAAATATCCCCGTCGGCAGAAACAAGCTTTACGGCTGGCTCAAAGGAAAAGGCGTTCTTATGGCGAATAATCTCCCCTATCAGGCGTTTATCGACCGAGGATATTTTTCCGTAAAGGAGTCGGTTTTTGAAACTCCGACCATGACAAAGACCTATCAGCAGACGTTTGTGACAGGAAAAGGGCAAAGATTTGTGATCACTCTGCTGAGAAAATATTATGGCAAGGAGATGGGATAATGCACACAAACAGAATTAAAGCTAAAGTTGACTTCAAGTTCTGCCTCGGCAGTATTCCAGCAATGCTGAGAGCCACAAAGCCCGTACTTTCGGAAAGGCAGTACAAGGAGCTGTGTAACGAGGTCAATAAAGCCAACGGCTACCTTGAACAGAAACGCATCATATTCAGCTATGTTGACCCGATAATCAA